TTATTGTAATTACATGATTATCAACAGTACCAGCTAAATTCGTAGCTGTACCTCCCGAAGTACTAGTCAAATCACCAAAGGGTGAAACTTCACCAGTAGTCAGACTTGTTGATATAGTATCACCTGTCGTATGTGAGACTGTATATGAGAATGATTCACCATCTGTCAGTTGACTTGCTGTAATTGGCGTATAGGAATTTACCCCATTAGTCGCTGCTCCTAATCCTCCAAGACTACCAGCAGTCGTTCCATCAGTTGTCGTTACTCCTGTGCCTGATACTGAATAAGAATTACCAATACGATCTGCTGTAGTTCCTGGTGCTGCAACTTCTAACTTTACTGAAGATGTAATAGAAGATGTTATATCCGCATAAGCTGGTGCAGTTATAATAAAAATTATAGGTAGTAGTTTTTTCATTTAATACCTGATTTACTATTCTTATTATCTACTATAACGTCTTTTTTATTGTTGCCCTTTTTACCAATAGTGACGCCCAAAGCTGCCGTTGAGGCACTGAAAATGCTGGCTATAAAAGTTGGATCAAAGTCTACAATTTTCTTACCACTAGGTGGTTCCCAATATGAAAGTGTTAACAGAGTTGCACTCCATAAAAGAATTGAAATTTTGACTATAGTTTCAACTTTACTTGGTTCTTGTTCTTCCATAATAAAAAAACCACCTATGCTTTGCCTGGGGATTAAGGTGGTATAAAGATGACCATACACAATTTAACGTCTACAATATGTTTGTAAAGTCAAACAAACTATGTACAAAATTCTAAAACCTATAATCTTACGTTTCCTATCTACAACAGGTGCTAAAAGGTTAATAATTGATCTTTTACGTGTTATCTGTCAGCAGACATCAAATACATTAGATGACAGGGCTGTAGATATGCTTGAGCAAAGATTGTTTCCTAAATTAAACTAGACAATAAAAAACCCCTTATGGGGTTGTAAGTCAGGAGATAGATCAAGTCCAACACTTGCCCTGTCTTTCCTATGAATTGCAATAGGTTTTTTATAACTTTCAAGTTAGGGTATCTCACAAACCTAACTATCAGGCTTCCCGACTTACTATTTAGTCATCATAAGGTTGCAAATGAAGTGTAATGTTCCAATAGGCATTACAAAAATTTTCGCTATCCCATATATTAGTAAGCATAATATGGTCTTTTATCATTCTGTCAATCTCTTCACGTGCAGTTTGACTTAGTTCCATTTGAAACTTACGATAAAGTTTCTTTTTACCTTTTCTTTTTATAATTTTCATTTGTTTACCTCCTTACAGGCTAGTTCT